ATCGCCCACCTTGCACGGCAGCACCACCAGCCGCCCGTCCTTGTCGGCCTCGGCCAGCCAGCGGAATCTGTCCAGTGCTTCACTGGCTTTTTGGTTTCCGATTAAATCCTGAAGAAACACCGCATAAGATTGAAACTCCTCCGGTGTCAGCCCCGTGTCCTCATAGGCGCGCAGGTCTTCCCGGTTCCTCAAATAGTCCAGAATGAGCTGCTGCACCACGAACCGCTGCGTTATCGGCCACGCCGCGATCTGCTCTTGCAGCTTTTTCAATGCTTCGTCCGAAACCATCACTCCACCTCCTGCAGCTTACTAATCCCTTTTCGGATCACATCGCCGCCGTAAGCATCTTTTGTCAACTCCAAGAACTCCGTCAGCGTCATCATTCCATGCTCGAGGTCAACACCGTGATCGCGGGCAAACTGCTTTCGCCCCATGTCACACGAACCGGTCAAACGGTGGTGCCAATCGTAAAAATACTGCGTCGGATACGTTTTTTCGCGGTCTGTTTCACGCAGGAACGCATCAATGCGCTCATCTTCCGGCATATCCTCGAAAAGCTTGTCTCGAAGAGCCTCCATTGCTCCGCGCAGCGTTTCGCCGTGCGCAAAAACATTTTCCTGCTTGACGATGTAGCACGGTGTGAGCGTCAAATCCTCGTTCACGATTGCCCCATGCGCGGTGTTGCCGCGCACAGAGCGAATCAGCGTGTTTACACCGTCAATTCGAAAAACCGGCTCTCCGTTGAAACTTTTAATGCCGGAGCCGTCGCCGTAGCCGGAGCCGTAGCCGTAGCCGTAGCCGTAGCCGGAGCCGTCGCCGGAGCCGTCGCCGGAGCCGGAGCCGTCGCCGGAGCCGTCGCCGGAGCCGTCGCCGGAGCCGTCGCCGGAGCCGTCGCCGTAGCCGGAGCCGTAGCCGTAGCCGGAGCCGTAGCCGGAGCCGTAGCCGGAGCCGTCGCCGGAGCCGTCGCCGGAGCTCGCAGCCAGAAAGGCTTTGATCTTCTCGTCAAGTGTCATCTCTTCCACTCCTTCACCCCTCGGAGCGACGCAGATGCCTTATCCGTGCACAGGATGATCTGGATTGCCCCCAGCACGGTCATTTCCGGGATCGTCACGGTAAAACGGCAGTTGTCCGGTGCTTTTGTGCCATCCTGCGCCAGCTGCTCAACAGCACACGCGCCGTCCCAGCTCCACAGCTTGCGAACATCGGTCATGGTAACCTCGGAGCCGTTGCGCTCCTTGATCTTGCCAAAAAACACGCCTGCGCGGTCACAGCGAACGATGTAGTTCTGATTGTTGTTCATGATGAAATTCCTCCTGATTTTTGTTAAAATTTGAAGCTCTCTCTGAGCTTCTTCCCATTGAGATCCGCCTCCGCCGTAAAGTAGCGGTACGCCTCGTTGATGTAGACGACGCGCCCGTGCGCAGTCGTCTCTTTCGTGGTCACGCTCATAATTCCGGTGCTGCCCTGAAATGCGGCAGGCTTCCAGCTAAATGGTTCTCCGATGTACATAATCATTTCTCCCCAAATCTCAGTTTTGTTACGGCGATGGGGAATTCCTCAATCTCGCTTGCCCAGCGCGCCGCGCCCTTGCCGTTGTGCCGCTCGAACACCAGCGGAAAACCGCCGATTCCGTCAAATAAACTGCCCATCGTAACAGGACGCAAATATTGCGCACTGATACGCTTTGCCAGGAAGTCCCAAAACGGCAGCGCGATTGAGTTGCCGCAGGCCTTATAGCGAGGGCTATCGCTCGGCTTGCGCAGCTTGCCCTTGCTGTCGCGCCATTCGCCGATGTCCGTCCAGCCATCCGGATAGCCTTGCAGCCGCTCGCACTCCATCGGGGTAAGGCGGCGCACCACCATGTTCTGCCGGACTGTATTATTCAGGTTCAGGCTTTGCCCTCTGCTTTCTTTTGCTTGCAATGTACCGTTTGTTTCTCCGCCCTCTCGGAAGTTCCGGCAGTCAACAGCACAAACAAGGTCTGTGCTGTCCTTAAAGTCCCGCTGCTTGCAACTGCTTGCAACGTCCCCCTCTCGGTAATCGCCGAAGCCCTGCATTTGATGCGTCGGCGGCACTTGGTTGCCGCCTGTGCCCATCCTTGCTTGCAAACTGGGAACGACCTCACCACACTCTCGGATGACATCGCAGGCGTGCGACATATCCAGTGCAACCACCGGCTGATTGTTCCCGCTCATGCCCGCTGCTGCGGTCAATGTGGGTGATTGGTCGTCTGTCCGAAGTTCTGCGCCGCCCTGCTGTGTAGCCATGCAGAATATCGCATGATTATTCACCCCTGCGCACACTGCCGTCCGGTCGATGGTGTTTAGCGTGTAGCTTATATCCTCCCTCCAGCCTTTCCCATTGCATCCAGCGGTGTCTGCGCGGTCGATCCCGTTTCCCTGCAAGCAGAAAATCGTCTGGTCGTTGCCAGTGCCTAACGTGCCGCTCTTGTCCTCCTGAACTAAAGCGCCTTTTCCTCCTCCGTCACAGCCCCCCCTAATTCGGACTGCATAAGAAGAACCGCTTTCAGCGTTTCCGGCAAGTCTTTCCCGCGCCGTTCCGCTCTCCGCAGGATACCCTGACACGCTTTTGCGCTCAAAGAGTATTTCTCCTGCGGTGTCGCCTCCAAAATCTGCGACAACCGAGATACGACGGCGACGTTGGGGGACTCCCCAGTGTTGCGCATCATGCACTCGCCAAGCCACGCTCCATCGTCCTCCCACTTCATCGTGGTAGCCCCCCCAGGTGTTCCAACCCTTTTCAGGCACTTCAATATCGGGGGCTTCCGGTTCTGCGATGCGGATGATCTCTTCGAGGACTGCCGCGAAGTCTCTCCCTTTGTTGCTTGAGAATGCTCCGGGCACGTTTTCCCAGACCATAAACCGAGGCCTGACCATGTCACCTGTCCGTCCAGTCGATCTGTCATGTTCTCTCATCTCCTTTACGATGCGAACCTGTTCCATGAACAATCCGCTCCTTGCGCCGGCCAATCCGGCGCGTTTCCCTGCAATGCTCAAATCCTGGCACGGTGAGCCGCCGGTGATAACGTCCACGACTTCGATCTCCGCGCCGTTGATCTTCGTAATATCGCCGAGGTGTTTCATCTTCTCCCCTCGCATTCCCCAAACAGCTCCCGGAACGTCATGCCCGTCAGGTCTTCCAGCGCCAACAGCAGCCGCACCGTCACGTCTCTGTCTCCACGTGCCCACGCCGACACCGTAAACTGCGACGTGCCGAGGGATTGCGCCAGTTCGGTCTGGTTATAGTTCGTCTTTTCCAACGCTTCCTTGAGCACCGGATAAGTGCAGAACTCAAACGGCGTTTTTGGGCTCACAATCTTGCTCATGCGTGTACCTCCCCGTAGATCAGTGCGTCAAGCGACACGCCCAGCGCTTCGGCAATGTACAGGTACGTCGGCATTTTCGCGTACCACAGTCCGGTTTCGAGGTTATGTATCGTGGTCAGCCCGACGCCCGCCTTGTCGGCAAGCTGCTGCAAGGTCATCCCGCGCAGCTTACGCCATGCCAAAATACGCTTGCCGATTTCCTGCTCAGTCGGAACGCCCTTCGGTATTCCGCTCTCGAGCAGTAACGCGCTTACGGGGACGTCGAACGCCTTCTCCAATCTCCCAAGCGATTCTAACCTCGGGTAACACCTCCCCGTTTCCCATAAAGCGACGGTGCTTTGCGGCGCGTCAATATCCGCCGCAAAGGACAACTGTGAAAGACCTTTCTTCTTGCGCAAATCGCGGATGCGATGACCTAATTCCATTTCTGTGACCATCTTTTCTTGCTCCCTCATTTCGTTCGTTGATAGCGCCGCGTCTTAAACTGCCGCGCGCCCCAATAGGCACCGCGCTCCTGCGTTTGGCGCGCTTCCTCTTCCTTCGCCTCGTTATACTTGGCAATATCCGCCTGATAGTACGGGCAATCGCTGTGGCAGCCTACATGCCGCGTTGGCGACTTGCAGCTGTGGCAGTGTTCAAAACTCATCTCACACCTCGCGGATCGTGATGCCATACTTCGCCAACATTTCGTTTTTCTTTCTGAGATACATTTGCGTCCGTTTCCCCTTGACATCCTCGACCTCTTGCAGCCAGTAGACTTGCCCGTTGCAGTCGGGCGCGGTAGGCCGTTCATAGACAAAGTCCGCAAAATATCTCTCTGGCTTAACGCGTGATCCGTCCGAGCAGATGTAGGTCTCTTGCAGTGTAAAAGATCGCTCTATCTGCAAATTTCGAATAAGCCCTTGCCTCTCCATCAAGGCCAACTCGTCATAACGCCTCGCCTCTTTGGCACTCTTGAACTCATGCACTTTCCCGTTAGGCATAACGCGCGGCGTAAATCGATTGCCGTACTTGCTTTTCTTCGGCTTTTGCGTGCCTGCCAGCTTGTCAAGCACCTGCTTCTGCGCCTGCGGCCCCAGCCTCGCGAGGTCAGCTGATGTCAGCGCCATCGTGTGCCTCCTCCTTGCTGTCCGAGGGGTCGTCCCGCAGGCCGACCGCAATGTGCATCATGTTCTTCTCATCGACGCGCTGGTGAATCTCGTATTGCCCAAGCAACGGGTTCACCTTCGGCCTTTCGAGGTGGAGCGCCTTCATGCGTGGGATATCTTCTCCCGTGTCGGGGTCCTTCACTGCCTCGCCGTAGGCAAGCGCGATCTGGATAATCCAAGCGTCGAACGCCATGCGCAGCTGGTTCAGCCCTTTTATATCCTCGTGCAGCTTCGCATTCGCTTTCATCAGCTCGCCGACTTTTTTCTGGTATCTGCCGAGCTCGTGCTCAAGCCGTTTTACCTTGTCTCTGTTTCTTTCGCTCATCGGTTCTCCGTCCTTTCGTAGTGCAGCGTCAGCGCCCGAGCGATCGGGCAGCGCCGCCATTCTTCGTTGGCGCAGTAGCGCCGCGTGTATTCGTCCAGCTCTTCTTTTGGTAGCTTGACTTGTGCGCCCTCGCAGTTGAGATAGTCGCGGTAGTCCCGCGAGTAAAACGGGCACTTGAAAATGCCCCCTCGATACCCGCTCATAGGCGTTCAGCCCCCTTTCAGGAAGTCTTTCATCCAGCCATTGTTTCCGCTCGGCTGAACATTTTTCCCTTGCTGGGCAGGCGCAACAGGTCCGCGCCCCTTGTCCTGCTCTCTGGCAAGCCAAGAAGTGATAAAGCGTTTTATCCCGTTGCGCGTCTTTCTCTTCGATGGGTTCGCGTCGCACCATCCCGCCATGTTTCTGAGCTGTTGTAGAACGTCAACGTTCGGATAGAGCTGCGACCATTTGGCCCTGTCATTCTCCGACACGTCGAAAAAAGTCCCGTCATTCAGCGGCAAAGAAATCACCGGCGGCGCGTTAGCCGCTTGCGGCTCAGCGCATAATATGTACTCTTCTTTACTCTTCTCTACTCTACTTTTCTCTACTTTACTTTGTCGTTCGATGTCAGCATTTTTTGGAAAAATGTTTACATTTTTCGCAGAAATGTAAGCATTGGGCAAAATTTTGGCAACATCAACCAGAAGGATGTTGTAATCGACTTCAAGAGTTTTGCGGCGGCTGACTGCCTCGAAGTACCTTTCTTGTATGCCCTTAGAGGTCAACACGTGGTACTTGTCATACTTCTCTTTGTCGAACATCCCTCGTCTGATAGAAGCCTCTATTATTTCGGAAACGACGCTCCCACCCAACCCGACCTTGCGGGCGAACAAAAGCGCAACCTCCTCTGTCCATTCAATGTAGTAACCCGCCTTGCCGTAAATCTCTTGCAGCAAGTGAACGACTACACCAAATCCTGTCAAGCCAAATTCTGCTTCTATCAGTTCAAACTTTGCGTTCAATGTGACATCAAGCGGAAAGTAATCGATCCCGCTCTTTGCCATAGACTACTCCCTTAAAACGGCAGCTCGCCGTCGTCCTCGCTGACCTCTGCAAAGCCGCCTGCGGCGCTCTCTGCGGCGTATTGCGGTGCGGCGGTGTTGTTACCCTCCGAGCGCCTGTTGTCCGCGAAATACACGCTGTCAGCCTGCACCTCGTAGCTCCTACGCTTGTTGCCGTTCTTGTCCGTCCAGTCGCGCATCTGCAAGCGCCCCTCGACGCCGATCATGCGACCCTTATCGGCGTAGTTGCAGAGCACTTCTGCCGTGCCGCGCCATGCGACAACGTCGATCCAGTCCGTGCCGCCCTCTTTGCCGTTGCGATCAACGGCAAGAGGGAACGACACAACGGATACGCCGCTGTTCGTCTTTTTCAGCTCCAAGTCACGCCCGATGCGTCCCATCAGGCAGATTCGATTCATGCTCATTTCAATTCCTCCTCGCTTTGGTGTTGGTGCAGATAGAGCACATGGCTCTTGCCGATGGCGGCGTTTTGGGCGAGCCATGCGCGCGCCTGCTCGCGGGATAGATGGCTCTCCATCGCGCGGCTCTCATAGCTGAATTCTCCCGCCTCCAGCTTGCGCTTCATGCGCTCCTGTATCTCCTCTTCGCCGTAATTGGCTTCGATCAGATAAAGGTCGTAGTCCTGCGCCACAATGCCGTCCAGCGAGGCGCAGTCCGTCGCATAGAACACGCGCTCGCCGTTTGCAAATTCGATATGCCACGCACAATTCGGAACATCGTGAGGAATGGAATTGTAGGACACACAGACGGGGTAGAGAAAGGAACAGGAGTAGAACAGCACATGGCCTGCCATGCCCTCGTCGGTCACGCGGCGGTCCACGCCGATGCGTCCCATCGGTTCCATGAGCCACGGAGGGACGCACCAGCGCAGCGCAGGGCGCAGGAAGTGCAGGCGCTTGATGGTCTCGGGGTTGAAGTGGTCGCCGTGAACATGCGTCAGCAGGACGAGCCTCAATCCCTTGCAGTATGGTTCGAGTTCCCGAAAGGGAACGCCGCAGTCAATGAGTATTTCATCATTCAGCAGTACGGCGTTCCCCTTGGAGCCGGTCGAAATGACCTTGACCTTACAGATCATTCATGCTCACCTGCTTGGTGGTGCCGGTCTTTCCGTCGTCCGGCGTACCGAGGGCGTCAGCGGGAGCGGGCAGCTCGCCCTTGACCTCGCCTGTGGTCTCGTCCACTTCGACGGTCGGGAGATCAAAATACTGCTCGCGGCTCGCGCGTCCCTCTTTCAGTGAGGTATACACATTACGCAGGCGCACGATGCTCTGCGCCGTGAACGCTTCGGCCTTGCAGCCGATGTACTTTTCAAGGCACTCCATCGGTACGCCGAAGTCATCCTTGAACGCCTGTCCCATCTTGCGTACGCGGTCGATCATGGGTTCATCGCTCTTTCCCATCATCGTCTTGGTACACGCCGCAAGAGCGGCGTCTACCACGTCGCCGGGGATAATGCCAAGAATGCACGCGCGCATACGGCGCGCGCCCTGATTGGCGACCATTTCATAAATGTCGCGCGGGTCGGTGAGGGCAACGCTGCCTTTCTTGGTGTAGCGGATATGCGGCACGGTGAAGATCTTCGTCTGGCGGGTGTTGGTCTCCAAATCCCAGCAGTAGGCCATGACGGTACTCTCGCCGTTCTTCTGCTCCAGCTCGGTAATGCCGAAGTCGAGGTTGCCCCAATTCTGCGCCATGACCTCGGCGAGACGGATCGACGGGCCGGTCACATTCTCGCCGCCGCGCGGGTATTCATAGATCGCGCGCTCGGCAAGGCTCTTGCGCTTGCAGGTGTTGAGAATGCGGTTGTTCGCTTCGATCTCGTCACGAGGGAAACGCTTGGCGACGACCATTGCCGCCTGCACTTCCTGTGCCTGACGGGAGATCATCATTTCGGTGTTCACGCTCTTGGCGCTCACAACTTCGGTGCTGTTGTAGGTCTGCATTTCGTTCATCGTAATGTCCTCCTCAAATAATCATTCGTACTGATAGCCATTGCTGACAAGGAATTGCTTCAAAAGGCGTAGGCGCTCGCGCGTATCGGTCACGCGGAACGACACCGTGAGGCGTTCGACCGCCGCCTGCTCCACGCGCTTCGGGACGACCTGCGGGGCCGCTGCGCCGGTATCCTCGCGGACGGGTGCTCCGGCAGCACGGGCCTCCTCCATTTCCGTGCGGCGTTTCACGACCTCGCGCTCTTCCTCGGCGCGGCGGTGACGCTCGTTGACAACGGAGATCGCAAGCGAGAGGTCGAGGTTCTTTTTGTACTCCACCATGATCTCCGGCGCGTTCTCGCCCATCGTGCCGATGGTTTTCATGTCCTGCGCCACGCCGTCCACCTTTAGCTTGATCTGCTCCATGAGCTTCTTCGGCGTCTTGGCTCTGGCGCTCGCCATATCGACCTTAACGCCGGTCTGCCCGAACGAAAGAAAGTCGATCTCGTTGACCGCGCACAGCTCCCGAAAATAGCCCAGCAGCATTTCCTCGCAGCGGCTCTTGATCTCGCTTTCCGTCGCGTCGATCTTGGCTTTCAGGTCTGCGTCGGCGCGCTTGTACGGGTCGGCGATGCACTCACGGTAGACGGATTCGAAGCTGTCGTACTTCTCCATGATTGCGGCTTTAATGGCCTTGCGCTGGGTCTCGGCATCGGCAAACTCGCGGTTCATTTCGGCGCGAATGTTCTTCACGCTGGTTAAGGTCTCGTCGGTGCAGACAAGGCTCATTGCCTCTGCGACGCGCTGCTCCGTCTGCTCCTTCCGGCTCATCAAATGCTCCTCGATCACGGGGAGTTGAGTCACTTTCATCAGGGTGTTATCCATCTTCGGTCTCCTCCAATTCTTCAAAATACATTTCCTCTGCGCCGCAGTCCGGGCAGAACTTTTCCGTCACAAGGGCATAGCCGCGCTCCCCGTCAAGGTTATCGCGCCTGCACAAGACATCGGGCTCGTCAAAGGCCAGCCCGCACCATTCGCAAATGTACATCACATCATCGCCGAGACCGCGATGAGCACCGCCGCCAGCAGCAGGCAGATACCGGCAAAAAGCATTGCCTCGTCTGCCTTGCGCTGCTCGCGCGTCCGTCTGTCGTGCTTTCTCATCGTCTGCACCCCCTGTCGATATACGGCAGCAGATCATACAGCACCTTGCACACCGCGCACGCGCCGATGACGGCAAGCCCCGTCGTGAAGTCGCAGCCGTTGAGCGCGATCACCGCAGCGGCGATGCCGCCGAAAAACAACGTGTCGATCATGCCTCCACCTCATATCCAAGAAATTTCAAGAACGAAAGCCGCGGGATGACCGTGATCGTTCCGATGCGGCTGACCGGAAATCCGAGCTGTTCGGGGTGGTCTTTCGCCGCAATGCTGATCGAATAGGGCTTCCGCCCGAGTACCGGCGCGATATCCGCCGGCGTCAGCACCGGCTTGTCCGATGCAAGCATTTCTTCCACCGTCATGTGCGCTCCTCCTTACTCCTTCGGGATCAGCCGCGTCACCGGCACATTCAGGTGCTTCGCAATGCGCATCACCGTGTAAAGGCTCGGGATTCGCCCTTCTTTCCACGCCGTCACATTGCTTTTGCTCATTCCGAGCGCCACGCATACGGCGCTCGGCGTCGTGTGCTTCTTCTTGCACACTTCTTTCAGCAGTTCGTAAAACAAGTCATTCCCTCCATTCAAATAGTTTGAATTAGAGAACCTTTTGTGATAGGATAAAGCTGCACGTGCGGAAAGGGGTGATGCCCATGCAGGCCACTTCGGCTATCGCAGGCTTCATGCCTAATTTCCTGTGTTCCCGGTAACTGAACGGACAGCGGTGCGGACAGCGCACCCGTTTCTCATACGAAGCCGTTCAACCGCGCCGAGGGGTGCTCGCCTGCACCCGCAACGCGGCGGAAACAAAGTGTGACGAGATACGGCGGGAAGGCGACCCGCCGCATTCTCAACCGCGCGTTTGCCTCACCCTATCACAAAAGGCTCTTGACAGTTCCCTAAAAAGTACTATAATGGAAGCGCCAACAACCAGCAGAGTACTTTTATTAGGACTGCCTATGGTCTTATTATAGTTCCCCTTAGGAAACTTTTCAAGCCATTTTTGTCCCTTTAGAGTACTTTTGTTCCTATGACCAATAGTGGAGGTAGCTTTTTGGGGACTTTGTACGAAACCATTCGTTCTTTGTGTGATAAGAAGGGGATTAAACCCGGAAAAATGTGCTCTGACTTAGGTATGAGTAAGAGCATTATGACGAAACTGCAAGATGACCCTACAAGAACCATAAAACTAGATACCGCAAGAAAGATCGCCGACTATTTCAGCGTAACCCTTGAGGAATTGGACAGCGGTGATTTATCTGAAAGCGACGCAGAAAAAGCGCCTGCTTTCAATGATGAAAGCAAGCGCCCGTATGTAGATATGGATACCGCGCGCATCTGGTCGCCGCACCCTGTCGCGATTCTGGCCGCGCAGTATAAGGTCCCGACGGCCACGTTACAGCAGATCATCGGCTGCGACTTTAACATGGCGGGGAATATCGCACTGGGGCTGGAAGCGCCCACCGACGAGCAGCTTCGCCGTGTCGCCGCTGCTTTCTGCGTGCCCTATGGCGGCCTCATGCGCGGCTGGGTTCCCCTGTACGCCAATCGAGACCTTTCTTTTGACAATATTCACCGTAGGTCAGATCGCTCCCCTTCACCGGAAGATCGGTGATTTTCGGCATGACGGCCTCGCGCAGCGCATCAAATGCCGCGTCGCGTTCGCTTTCTGGCAGCGCGGCGATCCGCTCTACCTCTTTTCGCAAAAACTCCTTTTTCTGCGCATCTGACATCGTTAAGTACTCTTGGCGCTGTTTGTCGTTCATCTTTTTATCCTCCGTATGTAAATAGTTTCACTTATCATATACCGCGCCGCGGTTCATTTCGCCACGGTTACCAATCATGGGAGGGAATTGTTGTGGGGCTTTATACCGACCCGAATTATTTTGAAAAGCAAGCGCACTACCAGCACCGCAAAGTAAAGAAAGTCATTAAGGCGGTGTCCTCTAAGTCAAAGCAGCCTGCCCCTGATGAGGCGGTATCAGAAGCCTCGACGCAGGTTGATCCGGAATCCGCCTCACGCGATATCCATGATCATCCCGTTGAACCAACAGTTGATGAATTTGACGAATCTCCCGACTTAACGCAAATGACGCAAGAAGAATACGACGCGTTCATGATGGGAATGACCGTCGAGCAATACCGCGTCTATCGGCAGATGGTTTTAGAAAACGAATCCAAGAGAAACAGGCGAAAGCGGATCAGCAGAAAACAGCGCTCTCCGGAAGTTGATATCCTGTTGGTAGCATTAAAGCCGCTGCTTTTCGCAGCCGTCATCTGCGGGATCATCTGGGTTTCAATTGAAAGTTCCGGGCCATTGAACGAGTCCGACATGAATGATTCTCCGCCAGTAAAGCCTCCAACTGAAACGGTTGGTAGTGGAGGCGGCAGGCTCGTCCCACTGCAACCTGTGAGCTTTCGCAATGGGCAGATTGTCACATACCCGTCCGGCGATCAGGTCGCACCTTTGACAGTGCAAACCGCTGGAGATTCCAATTTCTATATCGTGTTAAAACCAATCGACGGAGAGGCAATATCCAACGGGGCAATGTCTTTCCTCGTGTCGGCAAGAAGTGCCGAAGTAGATGTGCCGCTCGGCACATACGCGATCTATTACGCGTATGGTCCGGACTGGTACGGAAAAGAGTATAAGTTTGGAGAAAGCACCGAGTATTTCAAATGCAACGAAACGTTTGAATTCACCGCAGATGACGAAATGGTTTACGGGTGGACGCTAACTCTCTATAAAGTATCCAACGGGAATATGAGCACCGATGAAGTGTCGAAAGATTATTTCCCGGATATTTAAGCAAAGCCCTCGCCGCCTCTGCAACACCGGCGAGGGCTTTTCGGCAGCAGCGGGGAGCGGTCGCCGCTGCTTGTTTTGACCATATCGCGCTTTACCTTACCACTTCAATACCAAGACTTTGCAACACGACGGCATTCGACCGCGTTCGACAGGCCCACTTTTGGCACCCCAAAAGTACGAAAACCGGAAAAGTTAAGGTGATGTAAATGAACATTCAAGAGATGTGTAGAATCCGTAAAGAAGAACTGAAACTGACCTACCACGATATTTCCGACGCTTCCGGCGTGCCGCTGTCCACCGTCCAGAATTTCTTTTCCAAAATGTCGAAAGCCCCGTCCATTTACACCGTCGCGCCGATCTGCAAGGTACTCGGCATATCCCTTGATGAAGTGTTCGAAATTACCGAACACTTGACGCCGACCGAAGAGGCTTTACAAGCGCGCAACGATGAGCTGGAACGTCACGTTGATGCAAAAGCGGACACGATCGAGATCATGCGGCGCGGTGTCCGTATCCGCAACGGCGTGATTTTATTTTTGTTCATCGCGGTGGTGTTACTGGCTGCATGGGGCTTGTATATCGATATGCACTGCGCCGACTATGGATTTTGGAGGGGCTAACATGGCGAATTGCATCAAATGTAAAGCAGCGCTGCCGGATGGCGCGCTGTTTTGTCCTATGTGCGGCAAAAAGCAAGCATCTGTCGACCGAAAAGCCACAAAGCGCGGCAACGGGACGGGGACGGTCTATAAACGCGGCTCTTCATGGGTAGCCGAAATCACCAAAGGCTACCGTGAAGAGGACGGAAAACTGACCCGCGTGAAAGCGAAAAAATGCGGCTTCCGCACAAAACGAGAAGCCTTAGAATATATCCCCATGCTGCGGACGCAAAAGCCCCGTGAAAAGGATATCACTTGGCGCAAGGCATATGAGCTTTGGTTCCCAACGCATCGCGCCGACAAGTCCACGCTGAATTGCTACGCCGCTGCCGAAAAGTATTTTGCACAGATTGAATTTATGAAACTGTCCGCGGTCGAGATTGATGACATCCAAGAATGCATTGATGACTGCCCGCGCGCCAAACAGACGAAAAAGAATATGCGCACCGTGTGCAGCCTGATCTACAAGTATGCCGTTCCGCGCGGATACGCCCCTATGAGTATGGCCCCGTATCTCACCGTCACCGGTGAAAACGCCGCGCCGCGCGCGAGCTTTGATGCCGACCAGATCGAGAAGATAAAAGAGGCGTGCGGCGTGATTCCATACGCCGATTACATTTACTGTATGTGCTATCTCGGCTTCCGCCCTACAGAATTTCTCGGCCTGTCGATTGATAACTACGACAAGAAAGAAAAGGTGCTTCGCGCTGGTATCAAGACCGAAGCAGGCAAGAATAGAACCGTCACGATCTCGCCAAAGATTCAGCCCATCATAGACCGGCTGTCGAAAGATAAGATATCCGGCGCGCTGTTCTGCAACGAAGAGGGGAAAGCGTTCAGGTATGACTATTTTCGCGACGAGGTCTTCTATCCCACATTAAAGGCCATCGGCATTGATAATCCGATTGAAAACAAGCGGCACAAGTATTCCCCCCATACATGCCGTCATACGTTCGCGACGCTGATGAAAAACATTCAGGCGTCGGACAAGGACAAACTCGAGCTGATCGGTCACGCAAGCCCCGAAATGCTGCGGTATTATCAGGATGTCAACCTCACCGACCTTCGAAAAATCACCGATGCGATATAATTTTTCTGTTACCCCCTTGTTACCCCCATCGAACGATTTCCCGTTGATATTCCGTCGTTTTTCAGTGACTGGGGGTCAAGAGGCCGTGAGTTCAAGTCTCGCCACTCGGACCAAGAAAAACCTCGAAACCGTTGCGGTTCCGAGGTTTTTTCATATTTAGACTATTCTGGCAAATTCTCGATTATGCCCAATATTTCTATCCTGTTACCCCCGCAGTTACCCTCGCATAAAAGTCCTCTACCCATTGCGGGCAGAGGACTTTTTGGCTAATAGTGCATCATTTTTTAGGCTCGCTCATCCCTCGCGAAACATCCCTTGCATCGTCCGAACCTCGGCAGCTCTCTCAATCTGCTTCCTGTGCAGATAGTCATAGAGACACTTCATGCCCTCGGGCGGCTCGCCGTGCTCCTGCCGGTACTTCTGGATGACGCCAGCGACCTCGGCGTGGAGCATCGTCATGTGATGCATCTCTTCGCCGGAAAGCTCGTAAAACGTCTTCGCAAGAGCAGGGCATTCATCCTTGTACTCGAGGGCGCATTTCGCATGCTTCATCGCGTCCTCGATTTCCTCGTCGACCATCGCCGACAGTTTTTCAATGAGTTTCATTTTCTTCCTCGCTTTCTGCGGTCAGCTTCGGCATCGCTTTTTTTATCTCTGCGATTGCCGCGTCGCCGATCTGGTTGCCGATGCTGCGCCCTGTGGGCGTGGCCACCATCGCGCCAAGCAGCATCCCGATCAAGAGCTGCACCATCGCGCACCTCTCAGATCCGCTGCACGCGCAGCGCCACATTATTGACCGTAGCAGCAACACCGGTGAGCACCAGCGTCAGGGCGGACCCTGCCGCGCAACAGACCTGACGCACAAGCGCCGGAATACTGAGATCGACCGTGCCGTTGGCGGCGGCAGTCGCCGAGGCGGTCGCGCCGGGGACGGCGACGCCGTCCTTGTAGAGTGTAACGGTGACGGTTCCGGCAGCGGCAGGCGTGACGGTGACCGAGGCGTCGACATCGTAGTAACCGGCGCCGGTGATGTTGACAGCGTTGCCGTTGAGCGCCACGTCACAGCCGTAGCGGCGGATAAGGCTGCCAAGAGGGATGACGCCGTCGACCGCGACTGCGGTGGGCGTCTGCATGGCAGCGTAAAGAGCGGATTTACAAGACATTTTTTATTCTCCTTCCATAAAAATGGCGGGGCTATTGCCCCGCCTGTTACCCGGCCATAGGGGCCTGCCATGTCCCCCGAGTGGGGAATATGGTATTAAAGATTGACGTTGCCGTTGCAGCCGCAAGACGCGGGGATGATCTGGCCTGCGCAGGTCGAAGCCACGCCGTACAGTGCGGGCTTGGTCAGCATGCGGCCCTCGATCGCGTCCAGACGGCGGTTGAAACCGCAGCAGCAATCGGAGATCTTCGCCGCCAAAGCGTCTGTCTGCTCCTTGGTGAAGATGCCGTTCTTGAGGTTCTGGTTCTCCATCTTGAGGTCGAAGATGGTCTCCTGCAGGCGCTGCTCGTAGATGCGGCTGGCCTGACTGGTGATCGCCTCAGTGCTGGCGTTGATTGCCATGCGCGTGTCGTTGCTCTGCTGCTCGATGAGATACTGCGTGCGGGACGTGTCGATGATCCCCTGCTTTTCGACCTCGCAGTTGCTCACGCGGTTGCAGCCGGTGTCATTGACGGGATACGGCATATTGCCGCGTCCAAAGCCAAAGCCGTTGCCAAAGCCGCCAAACAGCGCCGCGATGACGATGATGATAAACAGTACCGCAAGCCAGCTCATGCCGGTGCTCTGATCGTTGTTCATAGTGCATTCTCCTTTCCTCAAAAATTATTCCAACGGCTATTTCAGCCGGGGGAATTTGGTTGAGCGCCCCGTCTTGCCCTTCTGCGGGGCCTGTGAGGCGTTCTGTACGCCGCCAAGTATCTTGTTGGCATCGGAACGTAAAGCCTCTGGGGTCGTGCCGAGAAGCCCGCACAGGGCCTTCGCCTGCATTGTGCGCCCGTAGCGCGAATATAGGCTGTCGGCGATACCAGGATCAATGCCGAGCCTGCGCGCCGTGCTCTGCACGCCCTCCAGCGTGTCAACCGTCCCGCTGATCGCCTGCTCCGCTTTCTCCGCCGCGCCTTGCAGGTCGGCGCTGGGAAACATTCTCGCCGCTGCCGCTAAGAGTTGCTTGAGGTCCATTTTCCTTCAGCTCCTTTACCTGATCGGTCAGATTTTTGATGACCGCAGCCATGTCGCTCATGGCCGACTGCATTTCGCCCATTAGCTCCTCCTGCGTCTTTGGCGGAGTGATGATGCCGAGCTCAACGAGCTTGTCGTAATACTGCTGCGTGGTGGCCTCCAGCTCGGCGTATGCCGAAGCGGTCTTGCCGATGAGCTGCTGGCGGTTGCCGAAATAGTCGGTCTGGAAAATATCACCGTTGTCGATAACACACATCATGCAATTTCCGCCGCTGTATCCGGCGATTGCAAACTGGTCCATGCGCGCACCTCCTTTTGTTGCTTTCATCGTACAAAAAAACGGGCGCTCAAAAGCGTCCGTAAAGTGTATGAAAAGTGCGTCGAAACCCGTCGAACGATTCCCCTTGCCTTTTCACATGAAACATGATATTTTAATTTTGCAGGTCATTCCCGGCCTGTTTTTACACAAAAGAAATGACCTCACCGTTTATTCGGTGGGGCCGTTTCTTTTTTCATAGACTTCTGATGCAATTTTCTGGTATGCGCGCCGGCGGTATTTTTTCACTGCATCAACAGACAGGCTTCGCTCCATTGCCACCTGCACGCAGCTTTTCTGCCGCACGTCGCATTCAATAATACACGCCGCCTCCGACGGCGGCAGCTCGAAGGATAAAACATATGCCACGGCCCGCTTCGGAGCCATCGCGGATAGTTCCGCGCGGATCTGCTTGTGCTGACTGTCCATGCCCGTGTAGGGCTTGCAGAGGCGCTTGCGCGTGGGCTTTCGCCGCCCGCTCCTTCCTGTGCCCAAATCTGGCACCGTTATTTTGTCGCTCTCTGGATCATCGTCATGGCTTCCTGCCGCGTGATAAACGCTTGTGGAGCCGTGCCGTCTGTGATGCCTTCCTCTTTTGCCGCATCCCACACAGGTTTTGCCCAGCTCGAAACCGGTTTTGTCCGCTGCTGCGCAAGGTAAGCGTCCATCATCTTGTTAAACGTTGCCTGATCCATGTACTCCTCCATTTCCGGCGGGTACTTGCCCGCCAAGATCATGCTCCCTGTGTATCGCATATGGTCGTCCCACTGGAAATGCGGCTTGTCCGGGAATTTCTTCCAGTCGCCGCCCCACGAAAAGCCGACCTGCTTGCCGATCTGCCCGCAGCGGGCGAAGAACGACGGATCGTCGTACTCATGCCCCTTGACGTTTTTGCAGATGTCGAACGCAAGCCCGGCCTTGACGCCGTGAAACGTCGGGCGCGTCGCGGTCTTTGCCGCGTAGCCGTTCGCGGCAAGATAGCGCTGATACTCGTCATCTCGTACCGTCTCCGTCACCAGAACCGGAAGCCCCGCCTCCTTACAGAGGTCGAGGAAAATGACGCAGTTTGCGCGCACATCCGCGCGGAGATCGGCGATATCCCTACTGTGATACATTTTCGTCACCCTTGCTGTCGATCACGTCCTGTGCCTTCTGGCTCTGCGTGCCGAAGTAGAACGCGATGATGACCGCATAGATCGTCATGAAGTCCTGCGAGATGTTGCCCGTCACCGCCATATAGGCGAAAACAGCGGTCAGCACCAGCGTCACGAGGCTCTTGACGCTCATCAGGTTTGCCAGTCTTTTGTGAATCAGTTCCATGTTATTCGTCCTTTCCTTTAATCTTGATACCAGCCAGCATGCCGAGTTCCGCCGTCCACGCGGCGAACCACGCGACGGTCAGGCTGTCCGGCACTACCTTGTCATGCGCGGTCAATACGAGCACCGCAATGCAGTACCAGCAGAGGTTGAGCACTGCCGCAATGACGTACTTATCCCGCTTTCTCCACTTCTTCATAAGGCTACACCCGACAGCAGCCACGCGATAAACGCGCCCGCCAGCGCCGCGAGAGCCTTGTCGACCAGGCTGTCCCACCGCTTCCCCGCCTTGCCCGTGATTGCCTTTACGTCCTCTTTGATCTCTTTGACGTCGCCCTCAACGGTCTCCTGCTTGGTCGCCAGCACTTCGACCGACGTTGCCAGCTTGTCAAGTGCCGTTTGGTGCTCCTGTAACTCATTGATTCGATGCGTATTGCTCTTGCACCTGCTTTCGATCAGCGCGATATCTGCGTCATCGTAGTTCTTTGCATTGTCCATTTTTCACGCCCCCTTATTTTTATGGTGTTCTCCATTGAGCCTATCATGCCGCCTCCGCAAATTCACCACGGGGCAAAAGAACCTGTCGGGCATCCGACAGGTTCTTTTTCTTTACGCCGCTTTCTTCCTCATGATTGCAAGCTGCTCGTCCACCCGCGCGCGGTTCCAATGGCGAATGCTCTTTCCGACGCCGAAGTCCTCAAAGAGGGCTGCACGCTGTTTATCGGAAAGCCCCTTCTGCTGATAAACAAGCTCCATGATCTGCAAGCCCTCGCTGTTGCTGATGGTATCACCGTTTTTGTCCTTCAGGCTTTCGATCCCGCCTTTTGCCAGATAGAGCGCAATATACTGGGCTTCTGAAACGCCCGTTTTTTTGACGGTATCTATGGCCTTTGCCGCCCACCCGTCCGTTTGGTAATTGCTCACGCTCATTTTCCCAACGATGTTGGCATATTCGTAGGCTTTTGCAACGGCATCTGCCTTATCGCCGTCGCTCATGGACTTATAGCTCGCAAGTCCCGTGAGATCGCTGACGATCTTATAGGAAGTCTGCCCGCGCTTTGTGGCGTACTTGACGTATTCCTCGCCGGTCAACTGTTTGTTTTCCTTATTCACGGTAAAAGATTTCGGTGCGCGCTGCGGCAGGACTTTGGCCTCACCGGTCGCCTCATATAGGCGGCTCAATTCATCTTCCATTTTGCTGTCGATTACCTTCGAGGTATACGCGGGATTCGCATAATTGTTAAATGCCCGCGCGGCCACGCCTCCGGAGTTTTCCGCGCGCCCCCATGCGTCGATAAAGGGAATCTGCCCGTAGTCAACGCCCGGAATACGCGCGCTGGCCTTGCCGAGCGCATATTGCATATCCGGCGTCAGGAATTTGTTCTTATCCGTATAGGTCGTCATGCGCTCGCTTTCGCCCGTGCGCTCCGCCTGCCCGAAGACCGTCGGGATACCCTGCGTCAAATAACTCGTCGCCGCGCTTGCTACCGCACTGGTTAGTGCGTTTGTGTCCCCGGAGGACGCATACCCCACCGCGTCAAAAACGTCGTTCAGGCTTTGCAGACAACTCATGGAAAGAAGCGGGTCCGTCACGTTGCTTGCTGCCTGAAGCATATCACTCATAGTGAGATACCCGTTGTTCGCCTGCATCTGCTCGTAAAGGTTTGCCCCAACGAAAAACGGAAGCGCTTCCGGCGCAAGCCAATCCAGCGTAATACTCGTGCCATTTGGCAGCTCCAGTGCGTATTCCTGATGTCCTTGCAGCTCGTCGAACTTTTTCTTCTTCTCGTCATCACCGCCGCTGCCGCGAAGAATGCCCTCTTTCGCCATATAAAGGCCGAGCATCATCAGCCCCGTGCCGGTCAGTCCGGCGGCGGCCCGGTCGATCATTTCGGTCGCCTGCATATTACCCTTCTGCACCTGCACAAGGTCATAGCTTATGCTTTTGAGGAAACCAATAGGGCTGTATTCCACGCCGCGCACCAGAATGTTGGCTGGTGTCTTGCGGAACGGCAGGATTCCTTCGGCGAGGGTGCTTCCGAGGCGTTTCATCTTGTTATCCCCGCGGTATCTGCCGAGATCGGAGATCATCTGTGAAAACGCATTGGTGTCTCGATAGGTCGCTTTCTGCGCCTCTCTGATCGCGTATTCGCGTGCCGCTCCAATGCCTTTCCCGCCAGCGACCTGCTCCGCGGTAATGCCATTTGCTTTGCAGAATTGCGCCAGCGCCGCCGCGTAATGCGGCTTAGAGAACCATGCGTCTTCTGCATCCAGCGCCGTGCCGTTGAATTTGCGCATCGCTTCCAGCAGTTTCGGTTTGAAGATCGTGCGCCCTTCCTCGATTTCCTGTCGCACATTGACATTATCATTGTACTTGCCGCTGCCGAGAGCTTGCTCGCGAATGTTGGCATAGTCACTCCATGCCGCCTTGATAAGCCCTGCGTCCTTCGTCGTCAGGATTGCCTTCGTGCGTCCGACTTTGCCGCCGCTCACCGCGTTCGCAGCGCTCTCAATGCCTGCGCCGATAACGTTCTTTACCGTGACAGCAGGAACAAATCCTACGTTGCCAACGATGTTGCGCACATGCGTGCGTGGATTACCAAGCATCGAAAGGTAGCGCCAAGCGTTCCATTTGTCAATGAATCGGCTCGGCATCTGTCTGCCGATATCACGATAGATTTCTTTCATCGCCTTGGTGCGCGCGTCGTCGTCCTTTGCGTTCAGGAACTTCTCAGCGAGGTCGCGGTCAATCTTCAGATCAGGGGCCTTTTCCCCGTACTGCTTTTTGAGATCTTCTGTCAAGGTCTCTACGCTGCGCTGCGCCGCATAAAGCTGCGTACTGGGGTCCTGCTGCTTGAGTAGCCGCGTTGCCTGCAACGCCTGCGCCGCATTTCTCTGGCGCTTTACGATGGTGTCGAGCACATCGATAGCTGTCTCCACATCACCGCTGTTTGCCGCATTGTTGTAGAGCGCCCAGCCAATCGCCGTATTCTCCTTGCTGATTCCCTCTTTGGTTGAACTTTTCCACTTGTTCAGGGTCTTTTGCCAACCCTCGGTTTTTATGCGGCTTTCTGCGTCACTAATGGCCTGCTTGTCCGTATAGCGGTCGTAGGAGAAATCTCCTTTTGCCACCATTCGTTCCAACGTCGGTATCATTGCGTCCGGCGTGGCCTTTGCTTCCAGCACCGTGCGGATTGTGCGGCTGACATATTTGTCATCCGCCGTCTTCTTCGGTACCTGCACTTCGCGGTATGCACGCTCGCCCGCCGGGATATATCCGTACTTCTTTTTCAACGTTTCGTAGTTTGTCTCAGGGATCTCGCGGGAGAATGCCGCGTCATCCACGCTGTTGACTTTTTCCAAACGGTCCGCCTCATCTCCGGCGATATACTCCACCGTGTTGACCCCGGCATCCTGCAATGCGGCTTTCAGACGGTCGCTGCTGTTGTCCGGGATCACCGCTGCCAAAACTTCGTCAAACCCAACGGCGCGCTGGGGCTTGGCCTCAAAGTAGCCGGTGGGCATTTCCGCCGCCTCCTGGTAGATGGCCTGGATGTCCTGGGCCGTCTGGCTGCTGATTTTGTACCCCTCCTTGGAGAAGGCCCGCATGATAGCGTCCACCGTCCTCTTGCCCTTGGACGTTTCCATCAGGATGCTGCCGATGATGTCGCTCTCGACGAAGGAATTGTCGGAATGAGCCTTGTTTCCCTGCTTGATCTTCGTGATGATGCTGCCGATCTGGTCATCAATGGCCTGGAGCTTTGCTTCATACTCGGTCCCCTCGTCCATGCCCAGCCGCCCACTGTCCGCCTTGATCTCCTGGATGCTGCGGTATTCCGGCGTCGCCACGGATTGCAGGGTCTTGGCGCTTGCGCCCCAGGTGCTGCCGCCGCGCTCCTCCTGGCCCTCCTTCATCGCCTTGACGATGTTCTCCAGGGTGTAGGCATAGTGGAGCTGCGAGAAACTGCGGAGATTGCCGGAGGGGGTGTAGGGGTCCTTGCCATTGTAGATGCCCGCCTCGCCCAGCAGGCCGTCCAGCTTCCCGGCAATCCACTCCTCAACGGCGTGGTCATCCACGGAGCTGCGCAGCGCGTCAGAGGTAGCCATCCGGTCAATTTCGCCCTTGGTCGCGCCGCCGTCCTGGTACATATCCCATGCGTGGTGAACGATGTCCTCCAGGGTGAAGATGGAAACGCCGTCCATGGAATTGTCGATGCGGTTCTGCCGTCTTTCGTTGATCTCCGCGTCAGTCCAATGCCTCTTGACGGCCATTCTGCGGAGCATGGGTTCGCCCTGTTCCCGGTAGTAGTCCCGGAGAATGTCGCGGATGACCTCGGCATTCTCGCCCAGGGCGTCCTTCACGCTCTCACCGGTCTCCAGGTTGGCCTCGATTTCAGCCAGCGTGTTCACGCCCAGGCGGTCAACCACCTTTTGCAGGGTGTCGTTACCGAACTTGTCCCACACCTTGTCCATCTTCACCGGCTCCAGACTCTTGCCCTGGTCTGCCAGATAGGCCGCCCGCACCGTGTCCGTGGAGGCCAGCTTCTCCGCCAGCTCTGCCGTGCTCCTGGTGCTGGTGTTGTCGATGCCCATAGAGCGCAGGGCGGCGCTGTTCCCGAAGATGCCCCCGGCCACGGAGACATCCCCGGCCAGCCGGTGCAGCTCGTGCTCCACCTGGGATGCCTTTTTGCTGTTCACGGGGTAATCTACTCGCGGAGCTGTCGGCGTCCAGGCATCGCCACCGTACACCTTGTTGGCGCGGAATAGCTGCGGGTCGATGGTGTCCTTGCTGAACACAAGGGAGATGGGGCCGTACTTGGTGTGCCCGTCCCTGGCTTTTACAATGGCGATAGAGGGCATGGGCAGGCCGCCCAGCTT